GAGGATATCCTCATCGGCAGCGGCTTTCAGGACTTCGTTCATGTCCTCGGGGGTGGAGTTCTTGTTCAGCGTGAACGTGAACTCGCGTTCGAGGCTCGCGACCGGAACCGCCTCGGGGTTGCCGGTGCGGCTGATCGGGAGGCTCTTCGCGCGGCGCGACATGGCTTCGCCGAGCTTCGCGATGTTGTCGATTCGGCCGCCCTGGGTGAACCCGGGAACGTCGGCCGAAGCCACGATCACGGCTTCGGAACGGGCCTCATGCACCTTGGCGTCCGGCGCGTACTGCTGAATCGTGCCCAGTCGCACGCGCTGGTTCAGGTCGGTTGTCGGCTTGAGGTAGTCGCCAGCGAATGCCTTCATGGTCTCGCCGATGGCCGTCGTGATCGAGGCGGTGAGCACCTTCTCATCGATACCGGCGGAAACCAGTTCCCGCGCTTCGGGGGCAGCAGCCTCGGGAACGGTATCCCCGGCTTCGGTGCCGCCCTCTTCATCGTCGGCAGCTTCGGCCTTGACAGGGTTGATGGCAGCGCGAAGCGCGGCAGCCCGTTCGGCGTTCGCCTTGCGCGTGGTCACAACCTCTTCGGCCGTGGCGTTCACCGCAAGGATCTGCGTTTTGAGCACTTCAAGCTTCGCGAAGCCATCAGCGTCGATATCCGCTTTTCCGTCCTGGTGAATGGCGTCAAACGCCTCGATCAGTTCGTCACGCATCGCGGACAGTTCGGCTTCGGACTTACCCGCCAATGCGGCGGTAAGCTCGTCGCCCCCGTCCGGCAGGGACTGCCCCGCCTCTTTGTCCTTTGACATCGCGTTCCCTCTGTGTATTGAAGTGAATACCCGGATTCTACACACGATTCATAGGCGAAAATGAGAAATCGCCTTCGAATCGTGTGCTATTAGCTTTCCGGCGCTGTGTTCTTCAACTTCGAACCGTTCGAAGAACCCGCCGAAGTCTTGACCGTCACATTCCGTGACTTAGCGATACGTGCCTGCTCCTCCGTAGAAAACACCGATACGCCGCCCTTTTTCTTGCCGCAGTTACAGCCCATCAACCATCACCTTTCAAGGTCTTGCGCAAGCTCATAGCGAACTCGCGCATTCTCGACTCGGGGTCACGTCCAATTTGAGCGGCGATTCTCTCAACCGCAGCTCGCATCCCCACGGGTTCCGCCACGCCCACATGCGCGCCGAATCGGATCGGCGTCACCGTTCGGGCGAGTTCCCCTCCCTGAATCGTGAACGAGCGTGATCGCGTCGGGAAACCAGGCACCGGAACAAGCAGCGCCGCGGCAAGTTCGCGCTTACCCGGTTTCTCACGGTGCGGGCCCCAGTCGCCGGACAGCTGGCACGCCATCATGCGTGCAACCTGACTGGCATCGACACCGGGAATCAACGCCCCCGAGATCCATACCCCGCGTGCGTTCTCCCCGACACGTGCGGTAGCCACCACAGAACACGCGTTGTCGTAGTGCTCGCGCCGAGCCGAGCCCTTCGGCCCCATCGGCGCGTGACCGCAGTCCATCGTGATAGGTCCCGTGGCGATCTTCGTATAGCCACCTCGACCATCGTCGACCATCGTTGCGCGGTTCATCCAAATGCCGTAGTCGACGTTCCCCGTGGGAACCGTGACCCGCTTGTCGCGATAACCCCGGTGCGCGACCTGCTTGGGCGCGAGATAACCGAAGAACCGGCCCTCATCGGTGACCGTGATGGCACCGATTTCAGGAACCTCGGTCGGCTCATCGAACCAATCGGCGGGTGGAAGATCGGGAATCGTGATCGTGTACGCCGAAGCGGTCACGAGTTCTTCTGCGTCGAAATCATCTGCGGCGGGTTCAGGCAACGCGGTTTCGTCGTCCAAATACACGCGAGCCTCAACGAAAGCGGGGATGCTCACCAGGTCTGCGGAACGAATCCTACCGGAATGGTAGATGACCTTTTCGGCCGTCATGCACCGCGCCACCTCGGAACCCGCAGCGTCTTCGGGCAGCTCCTCGCAGCCTTCCGGCATGACGACTTCGATGTCACCTTGAGTGCCGCTGTCGTCAATGATGGAGATACCGGCGAGGAATCCGGGGTCCATCCGCGTTCCCATCTGCCGAGCCGCTTCGCGTCCCCAGGGGGAGTCAAGATCGAGAACGCCTCGCGCGTGGATCTCGTTCCCGATGCGTTCGATGTGGTCGACGCGGCCGACATCCACCGTGTTGCCGTTGTCAACGCCACCATGGGCGCGCTCGTACTTCCACCCGAGCGGAATCTCAAGCGACTCGGTCGCGCCGAGTTCCGGCCACGTCAGCGCACCGGGGGCGTACTCCTGTCCGTCGTAGGCGGGTGCGCCCTCGACCACGATCACGCCGGACCACGGTGCAACGTTCCGTGAGACCGGAGCGGCACTCGAAGATTCAGACGCGTACAGCGCGGCCATCTGCTCAAGCGCCGATTCCCGCGTGTCATGGCAGCCTTCGACTTCCCCGCCTTCGATCTTCACCACAGCGAACTCTCCCGAGTCGCAACCGGGGTTGCCCGTCTGAATCTCCCAAGGCATGGGTTGCTCCTCTTCATAAGCTGCGGCATTCAGCGTGAGTACCGCGCCGTTGTCGTTCAAGTTCAGATCTTCGGGGTTGAACACCGCGAAGGTGGCACACCGACAGTTGATAACCTCTGAGGCTGGCCCTGTCGGGTCACCAGGGAATTGCAGAGGGAACCCACCCACCGTGAACGGCTCCGTGAACGGCACCGTCTGCTTGTCCGCCTCATGATGGGTGGGTCGCGTCCGGGGGTCCTCCGTGGCCTGCCACTCCTTGCGCATGACACCGGACGGAATGCCGTACGCCGACTCGAACCGCTGCATGGTGCCCATAGCAACGGTGTTGCGAGCGCCGTGCACCTCGGTTCGGGCGATCATCCTCGCGCGTCCTTCGGTCACGCCGACAGCATCCATGATGCGGGCCGCAAGCTTCGGGATGGACTCGCCCAGCCCGGTACCCTCGACCAGCGCGGCGCGCGCGTTGAACCACAGCGCATCGCCGATGCCGACAAGCCTGTTCACTGCTTGCTGCAGGTACAACTCGGTGTCGAGTGCCTGGTCAATGAGCAGTGTAAGCGGGTTTCCAACCGCTTCCGCTAGGTGTGCGATCGTGGAAACGCTCGCGTTCAGCATGTTCAATTCAAGCGCAGGTGACAACTCGGTCGCCACATACGCGGCCCAGATGGTCACGATGGCGTCCATGGCGGTTTGGTCCGCGTTCCGCAACGCCCGTTCGATGTCCTCGGAGTTCATCACTTCGATCATCGCGGCGGTCAGCCCGGCCATGACCAGTGCCTCGAACTCCTCGGAACTGAGTTCGAGTTCTTCCAAGGTTTGCAGTGGGACGGTCGCCATCAGACCTCACCCGGATTCCGCGCCTGGGTGTTCGCGGGATCTTCGCTGCCCGCGTCACCTTCCGTCGACTCGGTTCCCATCTCGGGTTCAGCCTGCGGGGGGTTCGCGACGGCCGCCGCGCCCATGTTGCGTCGTTCGAGCTTGTCAGTCATCTCTTCAAGTTCTTTCGGCGTCGGCATGTCCGACTCGGAGAACCCGGATTCACGCCGGAGCGCCGCGCCGCTGATCTCCATGCGGTCATACGCCAGGATCGCGTCATCGGACTTGTCGGGTCGCTTCTCAATCTCCGAAGGGTCGTACCACATGACGATGCGGCCACCGTTGGGCCCGGTGAGCAGGTCTTCCCCGAGGCGTTCGCCTTCCGCACGCAGCACCGGGGTGAGGTAGCCTTTGGTCAGCGCGTGGCAGATCATTTCGGCATCAGGTGCAATGTGCAACTTGATGCCGGACTCTTCAACCTGCGCCGCACCCCAGTGGTTCATACCGGACACGCCGAGCAGGATGTCACTCGGGAGGTCAAGAGCGGTCGCAAGCCGACGAATCGCACTTTCACGGTGGGCGATCAGCTTGTCATCGATGGGGTTCGACAGGTCCAATGCCATCATGACATCCGACAGTTTCGTTTCGGTGTTGTCCCCGAGGTCGACGCCAACAGGCAGTTTGAGCGCCGCTTCCGCGCTCATCGCGTCTTTGATACCGCGCGACGCCACCTCGACCAGAACTTGCGCGAACGGGTCCTGCCCTTCGGGCCCGCTGGGGTTAGCGGTCTGCGGAAACGAGAGCTTGCCGCGGTCATAGAGCAGGATACCGTTTGACGCCAGACGGGACACGGTTTCCGCCACGATGCGCTTGTTAATGAGGTCGAGTTCGCTCATTGACCCGAGCGCGTGCGCAGCTACCGAGGTCGCACGGTACGAATAGCGTTCGTTCGGCCGCCAGAAGCGGACCACCATCGTATCTGGCCCGAGCGTCTGCCACGCGCGTTGCGACTCACCCACGCGGAGCTGATACACCTTTTCGCGGATACGCAGCTCGTCAGCAGAGTAGACGGCCCAGATCTCTTCCCCGTCTTCATCCTCGTGTCCGACTAGCCAGCCTTCACCTGGGACGTTGTAGTGCACACCCATCAACTTCATGAGCTGCGATTGACCGCCGATACCGCCTGCGAGACGCGCTACGGCGTCCGCCGCGGGCCCTTCAGCGATCGGCAACGGCTCGTCGCCGCCAGGGATGTACTCCGCTGCGAGGAGGCGCACACGTGAAAGGGCGTTGCCTTTCCAGTTCACGGCAGCCGCGAATTCCTCAAGACGGTAGTAGTAATCCCACAGTTGGTCTTGTACGGAGTCGTATTCGGGGTTGTAGGCGCGGCCTGTGGACAGCACGGAAGCGGACGCTACAAGCGTGGTGCCGAACGCCGGAAGTTCCATGTGTTGTCCTAATCCCCGTCGATGCGCCCCAAGAACCCGACTACGGTTGACATCGCTAGCCATGTAAGTATCGGGTAATCGAGTCCATACGCCAACGATAGTACCACCGTGAACACACCGCACACCCAGAATCCAAGGCACCACGGGCATGAGAGCAGATACGCCAGCTTCGAATTCCAGTCTGTATCGGAGCCGGAATCGTGCTTTCGGAACCAGCGCCGCTCAAACCACCAGCGAAGTCGTTCGAAGACCGGTTCCGTGATCTTGTCGGAGGTGACTAGTCGTGTCACTCGGTATGCCGCGAGCGATGCCAGCGCGACTAGCCACCACTCAGGCATTATCAGAGTCCACCTTCCGCTTGCGTGGCAACGTTCGAACGAACGCGAGGACGAGCGCAAAGAACGGGATCGCCGCTCCCAGAGCCGCCTGCCACATTGCGATCTCTTTCGCCTCGGCATCGACGTAGAACGCGAAGAGCGCGATCACGGTCAATCCGAAGGCGTACACGGTTGCGCGTGGTCCACTCATGACGGGCACTCCGTTTCGAGGTTCTGCACGTGCGCTTTCACGGTGTCAACCTCGGAGCGCATCTCTTTCACGCTGGTCTTGACACCCTCAAGCGCCTTGTCAATGTTGTCCAGCCGTTCAGCGAGCCCCGGTCGCGCTTCTGCGTCCCCTTGGTATCGCTCCGGCCTGCCTGCTACGACGTCTATCGCCGCAACTGTCTGTCGCAATGGTCTCCACACCTTCCCGACAATACCTGTCAGTAGCGCAGCCCCGATGATTCCCGTCGCGGTCCATACCTCGGGTGTCAGCTCGGGCAGCACCTAAGCGCCCAGGAGGGCGGTCCAGGTCTTGGGACCTGCCAGCCCATCGGACGGCTTCGCGTGCTTGCTCTGGAACGCCTTGACCTGCCGTTCCGTCTTCGGGCCGAAGTCGCCGTCGATCGTGGTGCTGTAGCTGTTCGCGGTGAGCAGCCCTTGCAGGCGTTTTACGTCGGTGCCCTT